TTCTACAATCATAGAATCAGTTATTATTAATGGGTTATTATATCCCATATTATTCATTATTTTCCCTAATTCTGTAATTATATTAGCTGACGTTGAACCTGTACCAGCTACATCAACTACATCTCCATCTGCAAGAAGTGTTGTTTTGAAACCATCAAATTCTCCTGCTGTTGCATTTGTACCATTCCAAATGTTTTGCTCTATTTTTTGAGATACCTTGTCTGCTGCATGAGCAACTAAGAAATCTGAAAATTTAGGAGGTAATGTTCTTCCCATTGGACTAACTCCCATTTGAGCAGCTTCCCAATCTCCTATAAAATCTTTAACACAAAGCTGTAAGTTTACTTGAAACTCCTCTGGCTGTAAAATTCTCTCTGTAAGAGTTACAGTAGAAGTTGGGTCAAAATCACAACTTGCATCTTTTACGATGTCATTAGTTGAAACCTTTTTTATTACTTCTTTTAAAGCAATATTAGGCTTAACTGTAATCAAATCTTCTCCCAAAGTTTTACCAGAAAGCAAAGCAGCACTAATATATTGTCCTGCAAACTCCCCAGCATAAGTTGTGGTCAAAGAAGTTGTTGTACTTAAATCTACTTTTCTTTTCATCTTATTATAAATTATTGATTCTTCTTAAAACTCTATCATAAGTAGTTTCATTTCTTCTACTTTCTAACAGCGTTCTTTCTTTTTTCACTTCATTTTCAGGAGAGTGAGTAACCTTTTGAGGTGGTTCTTGAACAGCAGACATTTCTTCTTTTTTATCTTCCATTCCTTTTACCATCTCTTTGACTTCCTCAACTAATTTCTTTACTTCTTCAAGCTCAGTCTTAGTTGCATATTTCATTTCTTCTTTATCCTCCTCTAAGTTCTGTTCTTCAACATCTTCTTTAGGTTCTTCTGTCAATTCCTCAGAGGCTTCTTCTTTTTCTTCTTCTTCTTTTGCACCTACTGAGTCTATAACTCCTTCTTCCTTTATACTTAAAATTTCTCCATCTTCGAGCTGGTATTCTCCGACAGGCATTTTTACCTTGTCATCTTCTGTTACAATGAATACCTCATTACCTTCACTAAAGTTTTCTGCCTCTATCACAGTTCCGTTTTCTAAAGTAGCTTGAGCTAATTTTACTTCCTCTTGGAGTTCCACTCCAACAAGGTCTTTTACTTTGTTTATAATATCAAGTGCTTTCATACATATATAATAAATAATTAATTTTTTGTTAGATTTTTACCTCGTATACTGAGGGTTTTATATAAAGAATTTTCTTAGTTTTGATATTAAAGTTCTTGATGACATTATATATTCAGTTACATCTCTACTTGCATCTTTAAAATTTCTACCTACTTGCGTTTGATTTAAATCTACTCCAATATCTTTTGCTTTTCTTATTGCATCTGCGTATGTATTATCTATATCTTTTGCTAATTTATTTAATCTACTAAGTGCTTGTTCCATTTTACCTGCTGCACTTAGTATTTCTTGGTTTGCATCTCTTCTACCATCATTAAATATAGATTGTGCTCTTTGACCCATACTTTTAAGCTGTCCATCTAATTTTAAATCAACTTTTTGAGTTGCTAAGTCTACTTTTTCTTGAGGTAGTTTATTTATTATCTTTTGTACTGAGGGTTTCATACTTTCTGCTTTTATATATAATTAGATTATTAAGAGTTTGTTGTATTTTTAAATATCTAATACCTGTTGTATTACTCCTTCTTCTATTTTAAATTGTTTTGTGTTTCCATTTGTAGTATAGAAACCATTTGCTAACTTTTGATTTAGTACACTTGCATCTGATACAGGTATGTTAGCTAACAAACCATCTACAGAGCTACTTGTATAAACTGCAATACCAACACTATTTGTAGAATCAAATAAACCATAATCACTACCTGAGATACCTGTATTGTTAGTGTATAATGAAAGAGCTATATCTGTAGAGCCTGTAGGCTGAGATGTAAATGCTGTACTTGAAAAATACAAAGCAGCTCCTTGATTAAACATTACAGCTCCTACTTTTACTAAAGCAGAGTCCTCTGTTCCTGCAAGTCTTAAATTTGCAGCATCTCCATCAACTATTTCTGGTTTACTAAATGAGGATATATTTATTGCTGTTGATTGTCCTAACTCTCCTCTTATACCTTTTAGGTCTACAAAATCTCCTGCTGTATTGTAAGCAAATCTATAAGTAACTATACCAGAAGGGTAACCTGTAAAGACATATTTAAATACGTTGCTTGTTATAGGGTTTGATATTGTTGCTATCGGTTGAGTAGCTGTTGTGGTACAAGCTAATGTAGCACCTGAATTAGTGTACCCAGAGGGAACAGTTATGTTTACATTTAAAGTTCTTGTAGTTTCAGTTGTTACAGGGTCATAACTCTTAGGAGTTGTACTTGCAATAGTACCTATGTCTATACTTGGTAAAGTAATTGTTCCTGCTTGAGATATTGAAAAACTACTTATGGTAATATCAGAGCAGCTAAGAGCTACTGTTGTGTTAGAAGGTTGTGTTGCTGTTTCTTCTTTTGTAACTACATTCCCTGTGTTTGTAAATCCTGCTGGTACTGTTACATTTGCTGTAACTGTTCTTGAAGTTTCAGTAGATACAGCTTCAAATGCTGGAGGAGTAACAGAACCTACAGTTCCAAAGCTTGTACCTTGAAAAGTAGCAGTAGGAAGTGTAATAGTTCCTGCTTGGTCTATAGTAATTGATGATATAGTAAGAGCCTCTGATGTTACTGTTGTACCTGTTACGCTTCCAACACCTTGAGCTATTAGACTACCATCACAACACTTTCTTGAGTATGTACCATCAGGACAGAGACAAGCTCTCCTATCATCCTTAGGACTTGTCCTACTTGGTGTTTTTTTATATTTACCCACTTTAAAAGTTTATTTGATTGGTATACAATTAGGAACAAGTTTTCCTCCTTTTCTTTTCATTCCATACTGCTCATAACCTGCTTGACAAGGTGCTTTAAGTTCATGTTTTTCACAAGGCATATACCAATCTTTACCCTCTAAGTTGTGTACATGGAATCCTTGACATCCAATATTTTCTGCTATCTCTAAAGCCTTTTCTTTAGTTGCATAAGCTAATCTGTCATCTATAATAGCAAAAGTATCATCTACAACTTGAGTTTTTAATTGTTCTAAATCTTCATAACCTAAAGACTTTAGTTTAGAGTTTACATATCTTTTCATTGACAGACCTCCCCAAGCTAAGTAAGCTATAGTACCACAAGCAGACTTGTCTTTCTCATCATAATATACCTCAGCTCTTTCTAAGTATGACCTGACCCTTACTAAAACTTGTTCTGATAGTTTTGACTTTTTACTTATCTGTCTTGCTCTTACTTTACCTACCTGAGTCATACATTTGTTTCCTACCTCCTTGTTGAACTCTATAGCTTTTTTAGCATTGTTTACAGCAGAGTCAGGATAATCATTATAGCTTACAAGAGAAACTCTCTTTGCAGATAATAGTTCTTTTATTTCTTGTACTAAAAGCTCATCTTCATATTCAGCAAGTTCACTTTTTAAGCCTCTGTCTTGTTTAGACTCTAATTTATCTGCAAAATATCCTTCAATGGAAAATCCTTTTACCTTTTTAGTTTTGACAAAGTTCTCCCAGACCTCATCATCTAAAACCTTCATAGCAACCATCCAAGTGCCCTCAGGCATATCTAAACCATAGTTTTTAGATTTATCATTCTCCCCTTCTACTATCCAGCTCTCAACTACAGACATTCCTTTTAATTTGAGTTGGTGTTCTAAGGTTGCATTGTTTTGATTTCCATTTATAAGAAACAACTCACTTGCTTTTTTTACTGTGTTTTTAGAAAAGTATATATAATATTCTTTATCTCCTGACACCCTGTAAATAGGTTTATTAGGAATCAGTGCAGGTCCAAGAAGTATTTTTTTCTCTTTGTCTACTTCTGCAAACTCTATTTTTTGTTTACTAAGAGCAACAAAGTCCTCATCTATGGCAGGCTTGTCTACTATTGAAATAGCCTCTATTCCGAGAGACTCATCAGATTCATCTATAAAAAGTTCTATAATATCCATGTATATATAATATTAATTTTATTGTTTTGTTTTAAATTGATGATTCATCTTCTATGGACCTATCAAGTGCCTGTTGAGTTGAGACATCTTGAGATGTAACAAAGGCTTTTATTGGTCTGTCTTGTTGTTCTCCTATAGTTTCTGCTAATTGGTTTTCAGGAGCAGCACCAACTACATTAAACACAGGAGCAGAAGGAGCACCTCCACTATCCCCTCCAACACCACCTCCACCACCTCCAGAGGGAGTTGATGAACTTACAACACTTTTTGCTGCATCTGCTGCTGATTTTACTGCTGATAATATTCCTGCTGCTTGGGCTGCAAAGGCAATAAGTAAAGGTATGTTTTGTGGAAACCCTACTTTAGCTGTTTCAGCAGCACCTTGTGCAGTTGCTACAGTACTTTCAGATACTTTCATTGTAATTCTGCTCAGTGTTGCTTTTGCTTCTTCTATCATTTCCTCTATTCGTCTTTTTTGGTTTGCTATAAACAAAATCTTTTCCATTTTTTCCTGCATACCTAACGCTGCTGCTATACCTAAAAGTTTTTCTTCTCTCGCTTCTCTTGCTTCGTTTTCAAGCTCTATTTCTTTTTCTAAGGCTTCCTCTCTTAAATCTGCTGCTTCTCTTTCAAGAGATATTCTGTTTATTAACTGCTCACTTCTAAAGCCTTCTATTTGTGCAAGTATACCTTCTTTCTCTGCTTTAGCATCTAAAAGAGCTATTTGGTTTTTATCATTTTGGTTTTTGTCAAACTGAGCTTGAGCTGCATCTATAACAGATTGAGCATTTGCTAACATTAATTTTTCTTGTTCATCTAAGACTTTTGCTAAATCATTATTAGCTTTTATTCTTTGCTTTATGGTTTTTGTTTCATCATCTCTTATCTGTCTTAGCTTTTCTGCTTCTCTGTCTTTTTGTTCTAAGATAATTCTGTTTTGTGCTATACCAATTTCTGCTGCTCTGTTGAGCTCTACTGTATCTCTTGCAGCTTGTACTGTACTTTTAGCATAATCAGTTATTCCTTTTACTACAGCAGGTGCTGCTGCTGCTATTTTCTCAAAAGAGTTATCTACTCCTGTAACTACATCTACAAGTTCTTTACCTGCATTTTTAGCTGAC